CGTATTCAGTTACAGTAGTCATTGAATCTAAGTAGGTGATAGGCGATGATGAACTGTCAGGTCGCCATGTCTACTTAAGGTTTGTACTGTGGTCCTACTCCTTTCTGAACACACTTACCTGCTTTGTTTCTATAGAAGCCTGAAGGACATGGTTTGTTCCTTGACTTAGCTCCTGGATCAGCAGCTGTTCTTTCACCAGCACCACTTAAGAATGCTGACTTAACACCTGAATTTTTATTAGCCATAGTTAAAAGTTAATGTTAGATCGTTCTAATTTTTGTAAGATTGCTTCTTGATAAGCTTCATCAGTTTCATATCTAGGATCGCTTTGTGCTTCAACTAATTCAGCTTGACTCTTAAAGGTATCTCCATCGGATCTAGGTGCTTTACCTTTAATCATCTGTCCTTCTCTACCGACACCATCCTGATACTTCAAAGCCATCGACTGGACTGCAAAGTATGCAGCTAGTGTGTTGCCTTGATCCATGACAGCATTAAATAAATTTACCTCTTGTTCAGGTACATTCTGTTCAGCCCATCCCATCATATTGGTGTAGTTCTCCTGACCACCCACTAATCCTTGTATCTGTTGGACATCTTGCTCAGTAAACTCTCTAGACTGTGGTGCTTGTTGAGCTTCTGACCTCTGCTTCATTGCCATCTTAGCAACCTCAACAGGGTCCATACCTTTAAGTTGGTCAAAGGTTTCTTTAGTTAACTTATCGTTAGTACCTTCGTCCCATAACTGGTCAAGAATATTTTGCTCTATGTCGTTTGAAACCTCTTCTTCAGTTTCATTTTCTGATTCGACTTCCTCTGAATCCCCATCAGATTTTTCGCCCAATTTCTTTTCGAGTTCTTTATAGGCTGTCTCTAAATCTTTAGGGTCTTTATATTTACCAGCAAGTAAGTCATCTTGCTGACGTTCCATGTCCTCTCCAATTAATAGAGATTCTTTTTCCTCAGTTGATAAGTCAGTAACTGATTCTGCATTCTCAGTATTAGTTACTGGCTCCATCGAAAGTGTTTGCTCTTCGCTCATGCTTGTTCAGGTGGTTGTTGTGGTTGTTGTCCAGCCATTGCAGGGTTCTTAGATGGGTCCATCATTGGAGTCTTCATCATTGCAGTTTGATTCTCTGTCTGCTGTTGCTGCATAGCCATCTGTTGTGCTTGCTGTTCCTTACCTTGTATCTCTTCCATAGATTTAACTAGGTTTAATACATCAATACCTTGTGCAGCTGCTAGACGTTTAATAACTTCTTCTGGATTGATAAACTTCTGCACTGCCTCTGGTCCCATTGTCTGAGAGATAACTGTTAGGAATTGACCTAAACTTTCTCTATCCTGACCACGCCCAAGTGCATTAACACCGGCAACAATGGTAGGTTTAACAATATCCTTTGGTAGACGTGGTATCTTTCCAGTCTTTTGGAATTGACTAAGTATTCTATTTAAATATGGAAGTAAGAACTCAGTAGTAAGTAAGCTAAATAGCCCTGCTAATTGAGAATCTAATTCCATTTGTGTGAGGCGTACCTCTTCGGCTGTCGTGCGTTCTGAATTTCTAACTTGCATGACTAAAAACGCCTCATTAAGACGACGCTCTAGTTGTTGCATCATTTCAAATGCAGTTCTAAAGTCAGCAGTTTTCCCTACCTGTACAACACCGATATCATCTGGCCTTCCTTGCACGATTGCACCGTTCCCAGCGTTAGCAAGGGTACTAGGCTTCGTGGTACTGCTAGGAGAAATTGTAAATACGACTTTTGCAGCCGCAGCACTTCCTTCCACTAAGGCTTGGGATAGTGCTTCTAATGATTTTAAGTCGCCAATAAACTGACCGACTCTACCTCTTCCATAATCCTCACCATCCACTGTGTTAAATCTCAATGGAATCCAAGGTGTTATATCAACAGGTGCTTTCCCGTAGGACTTTTCTAATATCGTACCGTGTACTTCCTGATGCCAGACGTATCTGTTGTTGTCTCGTGTGATGTGGGTGTAGATATCGCACTCCTCAACTGAATCATCAGATCCATCAACCACTGTGTTGTACTGCTTAAGTACATCCTCTGGTAGTTGATCTTCAATTAATTTCTTTGCAATTGTTTCCTTCGTGATTATTTCGATCACATTGCCGTCACCATCTCGTTCTACAACGTAGCGATTAAGCGGATATACTTTCAGACCTTCCTTACCCATAAAGATAAGTGCATTACCTGCTACAACTAATTGTAGGAGGGCTTCATGCACTATGACACGATCATTAGAAGCTGCAATAGCCTCTAAGATAGTGCGTTCAATCTTTGCAAAAGATAAGTCTAGTTCTGATTTAACTTGAGGACCAAATTCCTGACCAAGTTGACTTTCATCTACCTGTAGCTTGAAGAAGCTGGTTTGTACAGGGAGCATTGACTGCATAAGTTTTGCTGCCAATGTCACTGCACACTTTGCTCCAACTGATTGCCAAGGTGTAGGAAGATGTCTCATCCCCTTGGTGTATTGATCCTGAATGATTAAATATGGAAGAGTTAATTCCGCTGCTTTTTCTGCTTCGTCTAGAAACTGGGTACGTTCGCCTGATAAATAATCGTATCTAGTTTTTGCAGTCATTTTATTTAGTTAAGTAAACCCGAATTTAAAGATTTAAATGAATCCATCATTCCTTGCATGTTATCCATTGGGTTGTAAGCAGATTGCACACCACCTGGATTTAGACCACCGTAACCATATTGACTACCGCCACCCATGCCTTGTGGTCTCATCATGGACATGAACATCATGAACTTCATGAAGTCACCCATACCATCGCCTGAGTTACCACTATCTCCTGAGCCAGTATCTCGTGGGTTAGCTGCTAACCATTCTTCACCAGATCCGTAACCGTCGTACCAATTACCAGTACCTGTACCAGTATCGCCAGTACCTGTACCAGTATCGCCAGTACCTGTACCAGTATCTCCAGTTCCAGTATTAGTTATTGGGTTACCCGCTGCATCATGAGTAACACCTACGTTGTAGTTGCCAGTATTAGCAGCAGCTGCAGTATTGAAATGAGGTGAGCCTGTTGTACTTGCACCACCAATTTCTAAATCTTGATAAATATTACTGAGTTCATCAGTCCAAGTGTTATTACCACTTGTCATTAAAGGGCTAGACCAAGTGTTATCTGCTGCAAAAGTAGGAGCTTCATGACCTATCTTTGCATTAGGATCTAACACACCTCCACCTGGAGATAGTCGTGCATCTAAGTAAGCTTCAGAGGGTTTAGAACCATCATTAGCTTCTCCAAAACCGGTGATTAAACCTTGTCTACCTTTGTACTCACTGCCTGACTGAATACCACGTATCACATCTTCAATACTCCCGCCTTTATCTAATTTATCTGACCAATAATCAAGACCTTCTGTAGCAGCTTGTCTACCAAGGTGAGTACCATAAATATCTTGTATGGTTTGTTGGTTTGTAGTTAAAGCCATCTATCCTTCCTCACTGATACGAGCTTTAATCCACTCGACTACTGAGCGTTGCCCAGCTTTGTACATTATTGTTTCCATTTTTTCATTAGGGTTAGGGTTGGTTGGTGGATATATTTCCTCAAGTTCAGAGAGGATTGACTCTAAGTTTGGTCCGAGGATTGACTCAAGAGTATTGGGGGAGATTGACATTGCTATGCTCAAAGAACGCTGGCATTCTTGCTGACTTAGTTTCGGCTAACTCTGGAGCTTTGCCGTTATACATAAGATTATCGCTAGAATCCAGCCAAAATTTTTTACTTAAATATTTATCGCCATAAGTATTCTTACCTAGTGGCTCCATTATCCAATTAATTGTGGCCTTCCTAAGTTTGTCCAAAGAAGGACTAGCGGATAGACCCAACTCAGTGCAAACAAGACTACCCGAAGCACAATGTATCTGCTCGTCCCTCGATATATCAGCTGATACTGTTCTGAGAGCAGCACAACCATTAAACCGAAAGAAAGGAAGTAGAACAAAAAATATAGCTCGTTCTGTAGTGAGAGCTTTAACCAAGGTATGGTCAGGATGTGCGATCCAAGCATCTCTTAAACGAAGTGCTTCTTGCTCTGCCTTCTCATCAACTCCATAGGTATCGCATATGTAGCCAAGGGCTTGATCATGTTTTTCTTCATCTTTGACGTTACTCTCTAATAATTTTCGAGCACTTTCGGGAACGTTCTTTTCAAGACCTTCAGTAATGAAGCTACCGACAGGTAACTCCATATTACGTACTGCGAGACAACGGAAGAGGGTTTCTTCAGCACCTTCTTTCCATAGTCCTTTTGTTGGCTTAACTGGGGTCCAAGTTCTTTTACGGTTAAGTAATTTTTCATATGGGTTTATCATTCTTGACAATCGCATTGGGGTTCGTTGTTTAAAATCCCTTGCAAGTAGTCTTGGACATCATCTTCATCTAAAGCAGCGTAAACACTTGACTTATCTTGTGTGTCGCCCATGACTTGTAAACTGTAGTAAAGGGAAGTTTGGGGACTTTCTAGCCACTCTTCAACGAACTGTTCGTCGTAGGTTATAACATCACTCCAAGAGTTAAAGCTATATCCATGAAGAAGCCCTGTATGGTTAAACATATACATCAATTGATCAGCAACCTTCTTATAGGCATCCCAACCAACCTCTGAGGCGATCTCTACATCGCCATAGTTATATGTCTGTACACCAAAGGTTCCGCTGTCTCTATCGACAGTACGGCTTATAGGTGGTGCTATTTCAGGTGTGCAGGTAAAGCCTTCTCTGTCTTTACTGCGGTATGAACAGCTTGCGGTAGGAGCTATAGCAAATGCTCTCTCCATCCCATATTCTCTAGCAACTTCAGCCGCACTCTGAATGCCTTTATAAAATTCTGCAGCTAATAAACCAGCTGTACCTAATCCAGGTATACCATCATTTACTGCTTGTAGTGCATCACCAAACTGTTCGTAGGTGATATTGTTTTGCCTTAGTAGGTTTGCTAATCCAAGGCATCCAAGTCCGACTTGGCGATCCGTTTGGCTGGGGAGATATTCTCCAGAACTGTCAATGCCTGTTTTGCTATGGAGGTCGCACAAACTTCGCATACCCTCAACAAAACCTTTTGACACGTCGCCGATTGTACAGGCACCGAGACATACATGTTGGAGCAAGCAAGTTCCCCGTGATGGCAGGTATACCTCAAGGCATACATTGCCTCTGATTCTTTTTCCATTTTTATCGTACTTAGTTTTATTTAGCCATATGTCACCTGACCTGATGCCATATATGAGTGCGTCTTTTGTTTCTTGACTAGCACATTCCCACTTCACTTCGTTAATGTTGACGCATCGTTTAACCCATGGAAG